ATACTCCATGTAGGTCTAATTGATATGACCTTTGAGCCAAGTAAGCTCTTATAGGAAACCTTAATTGTAGCCTTTGTGCAAAAGAATCTTCTGCATTTGCTCCCCATACTAAGTATCTCCAATCATTGTCTGGGTTTCCAAGTAATAAAGTTGCAGCTGCTGACATATGTTGATTGACAGCTAATGCTAGAGTTACTTGTTGTGGTAACTCATTTCTATCTACTACTAACGGAATCTTGAAAAAATCACATTGTTTCTGAGCATAGTGTAATTGTGCATCTTTTGCTGGGTGGTTGTGTGGATTATTATATAGATGTAATCCTACTGGTTTCAATCCATTTTCTTTTGCCCACCACAAAGCAGCAAAGCACTCAGCCCCACCACTTACATTTACTATACTATTTATAGACTTGTCTAAGCCTTCCAATTCTTTTCTCCTCTCTATCTGTTACTTTCCTATTACAATTTGTGCATATAGGATTAGCACTTCTATTGCCATATAACAGCTGTGTTCTTATCTTTATAAGTTCTTCATTATTATTCCATACATCAAAGAAGTTATCATGTGCAATGTTGCCATATACATTTGTGTCTGTCCAATCATTACAACATAACTGTATAGTTCCGTCATGATGTATCCACCCTTTACTTGCTGGTAATATGCAAGGTGTGTTAATTTCACTTCTATCTGTTGCGATTCTTTCGTATAGTTCAGTTCTATTTTGAACTTGAATAGGTGTTTCACCCCATTCTTCTGGCTCTATACTTTGATCCCAATACCTGTGGGTAGCACGAGGCATAAGTTTTTTTCTTGCTTCCATCTGATGTTTACTCTCGTAAGAGTTGATGATTAGCGAATCAAACATGTTAAACCATTCATACTTTTCTTTTAGTTTATATCCATTTGTCAAAATTCTAGTCTTATACTTCCTATCACTCGAATGTAAAATTTCCACAAGTTTCTTGAATTTTGGGTTTAAACTGTTTTCTCCTCTGCCTGTAAAACAGATGAACCCAGTATAATCCTTACAATCATTTATGAACTTAGTAAAAAGTTCTACACTCATATATTCTTTTTTGTTTGGATATGAAGATGACCTCGGGCAATAATTACACGATTCGTTACAGATACCACATACATCTATATTGATTAGTATGGGGTTCATGACAATACTTTAGTGAATATTCCTGTTAATAATATGAAACAAGCTATGCCGTTTAAAAGTATTAATGCTCTATCCTTCCAGATAAACGCTACAAATAACCAACCTAAACACCCAATAAAAGATAATATTGTATCAGCAAGATTTGATACTCCTGCCGACCTAATAACCATAGCTGTAAGTAGTACTCCAGAGGCTGCCCACTTGATATACCAATCAGTTGTCTGTTTTGGTGTGGCACTCTTATAAATTCTATTACTATTTTTTTGTTCTTCTTTACTAAAGATTATTTCTTTTTTATTTGCCATGATTTATAATCTCCTCAATAATCTCCCAACATAAATGGTGTGGTAATTTAAAATCTGCGATAGGACAATGATGATAGTCATATCTATGATACACTCCTAGACCTTGTATAGGTTCGCCCATTTGTTCTAGATGCGTAATAGCAGGGGTCTCTGCCCATGCTATGTGATATTCATTTTGGTGCATATAGTAACTGTCGCCCTCATTTAGATACTCTACTTCTCCTTCAAATATATCAATGCCGTTGTCCAGTTTTTTAGACTCTCCACCTTTTAGTTTACTCTTGTCTCCAACGCAGTCAATAGCCCAAAGCTCTTTATTGCCCTCAACTAACTCTGCTTTTCTGTTGCAGAACTTACCTTTAAGAATCTTAGAAATAAAACTGTATCTATGATTGTGATACTGTTGTACTCCAATAGGCAGTAGCTCTGGATGATAGAAATTATATCTTTCCTCTCCATCCATAATCCATATGAAACCTAAGCCGTTCCTTCTAGGATTGCCAAGTTTTCTGTAATCATCCACTGTCATATTCTTTTTACTATTCTAGGTATTATTTCTCCACTTCGTATTACTTCTACATCACAACCAATCTCTAGTTCCAATGCATCAATATACGCCATGTTATGTAGGGTTGCCCTACTAACTGTCGCCTCACCGATTACACAGGGCTCCAGTATTGCTACTGGTGAAACAGCACCTGACTTCCCGACATTCCATTCAACATCTAAGAGTCGAGTAACTACTCCTGCCTGTCTAGTTTTTAGAGCGAAGCTGCCTCTAGGGTGGTGTGAGGTGTAGCCTAATTTTTCAAAATATTTATTAGAGTCGACTCGTACCACTTTACCGTCCTGAGGGAACATGCTGTAATCACTTTGTGTGACAGTTGAAAATCCATTATGTACAAGTTCTCTCATATCTTCTACCCAACTATCGGTTGGATATGGCTGAACACCATACGCTATGAAAGTTACATCTCTGGATTTAAATTCTTCTATATCTTTGAGATTCAAAGCACCACTCGCATAATTTCTAGCGTTAGGAATACTTTTGGGAGCAACTACTTCTCCAGTAATTTGTCTTACCCCATAAAGATTATCCAATCGTTCTGGTACTATACATCTCATTTTATCAGTAATATCTAGCCCTGCTTTACCATCACCACGAGTCAACGCCTGTGTCAGTACGCCATCTATATAAGTTATAGACACGGCTGCACCGTCCAACTTGGCAGTCATTATATGTGGTTGTTTGATTTCCCAATCTGGTTCTTTATCTTCTCCGACAAAGACTTTCTGTAATGAATACATTGGGTAGGGATGTTGAAATCGTTCTTCTGTGGAATCATATCCGACCTTACTTTCAAGTTCGGTATTTTCTACTAGTCTATCGTATACTTCGTCAGGCAATATAGGATTACCTTCTGCATACATCTGATTACAATATTCTAGGTATTCTGTTTTATTCATAAGTATATTATACAGAATTTTTGGGTTCGTGTCAAGTATTATTTTTTGATACTATAAATAAATCTTATCGAGTATTTCTTTGAAATGTGTTTCTAATACTCCTTTGACTTCTGATATGGAAAGAATCTCAACTAATGCGTCAAAAAGTTCTCTAGTGTTATCCAAATCAATAGGTAAGGCAATGCCTTCCCTTGTAGGTTTCCATTCTTCATCAAAGTCTTGATAATACTTCCTTATGTGTAGATACTCTGTGCCACGAAAATTGTTTATCATAACATAAACTTTTTCATTCTTTTCTTCGTTATAATGAATAACCTTTTCGTAGACAGGTGTTTCGTTATGTAGTTCTATCATTTTTTAGTATAGCTGCTAAAGGCACGATAGAAGTTACATTGTCAGGTTGTAATAATCTGTAAGAATCAGTATCCCAACAAAACAAGAGAACTTGTCTTGGATTCGGCTTAGCTCGATTCTTTTTTGATTGTATATATTTATTGTCGAAGTCACTAGTGCAGACATTATACTTTAGTCTACGACTGTTTTGACTTCTGTAGGTGACGATTGCATCACCTGCATCGTCTAGTTTTCTAACAAAATCGTCCTTTTTCATTCTTTCCTTGTAGGTGGTTAATATCTATTAGCGTCCTATCAATGGTAAGGTTCTTACGAGCTATTTCTGTTAGATACAAAAATACTCAGGGAGGTTGCCCTCCCCAAGATTCAGGGGTAATTAATCGTTAAGTTCGTTAATTAGTGTTGCAAAATACATAGCAGCTTTACCTGTTAGCTTACTTATGATTGCAGTATCGGCTTCTTTACCCATATCTGAGATAGCTTTTGCTAACTCGTCTTGAGCAGCTGCGACATTTACTCTGCCACCGCCAGTTCCACCACTGCTTTTTGCAGCTGGAGTTTTCTTTACATATACACCAGCTTTTGTTAGAATCATTCTGACACCATTTGGGCTCTCGCCTAATTCTTCAGCAATCATCTTTACAACTTCCATACTGTTGTCTGGAGTTGGTTCTTCCGCAGTATACATCTCTACTGCTTGAGCTTTAGCTTCATCTGTCCAAGCCATTCTTTTTCTCCTTTTTGTTTTACCAAATTTTGATTCAAATTCACTAAGAGTTAGAGTATTGCGGTAGCCAGGACACCAACCTGTGGCTTCTAGCTGTTGCGTATAAAATCTGTCACTCATTAGCTTATTTCCATAATATAGATATATTATAACGGAATTTTGACCTTGTGTCAAGAACTATATTTTAGAAGCTATAACCGTAGGTTAAAATATCTTCCCGATATATTGAGTAAACTAAAGTTTTAGTCTTCATTGTATACCACCTATTCCACATAGGTACTATCTCCTCATCCTTCAAAATTGATGTATCTTTTGGATGTAGTTTTGCAAATTTAAGTTCATCTTCCCATGCCTCGAAACGAACTAAGTGGTCACAATTCTTATACAGAACTACTTGTTTTTCAGGAGGGTATTTGGCTATCCAATTATCCAATCCAATATAATCCAAGCTCTCCATATACAGATTAACTACTCGTTCATAGGGGTTTCGTACAACTCCGATAGTTTTGTTATCGTAGTGAAGTAATAAACTCTGATTCATTCTTTAGTTCTCTTGCTAACTCTTTTGCGTTTTGTAGTTTCCAAGGTAAGGTCGTTTGGTTATCCTTGTCTATTCTTTCTACTGCATCAATTAATGCAATAAGTTTTTGAGTACACTTTTGTATATCGTGCATTACAGCAACCCTTCTAATGCTTTTAGCTTATCTTTTGATTCTGCTAGTACACCTACCCATTTATCAAACTCTGGTAATAGTTCGGAGTGTTCCCCAATACCTACTGAGTTCGTAAAGTATGTTCCTAGTACTGCCTCTGCTTCTGCAATTTCGGCTAAGTATTTTAATTTTAATGCTTCGTAGTATGCGTTTCCTCTATACATTATTTTTCTCCCATATATGCTGGTATAAATGCTCTCAGGAATCTTTCCTGATGTTTGTCTATTAGTATTATGTGTATAAGAAAAGGTAAAGATACTGCTGAAAAGAAGGCGAAAACAATCCCGCCTAACCAAGCATATCTATATCCTAAATTGTTCTTATCTATTCTTCCAATTATCTGCACTGCTGGAATGTAGAGTGTATAAATTGCCATTCCCACTCCAGCTATCCAAAATGCCGACACTAACATTAGTGCGTCCATTTTTATTCCTTTTTACATGTACTCTTGTAAATGTCTTAAACTACCCATATCAAAAGCTGCGAGGCAATGATATTTACCTGCATACTCTAAGTATGGGAAGAATGTATTTGCGAGGTCGTCTTGTGTTGCTTCAATAGTATATACTAGATATACTTTGAATCCTCGCTGTTCGGCAACTTCAGGTGATAACTCTCTTTGCACTATTGCAGGATAGTTCTGTCTGATTGCCCATATTTTTTCTTTTGGTTCGAAACTTTCTGCTACACATTGTTCTGGTAGCATGGCATTTCGTCTGCCTTCGTAATCTGTGTGTGCTATCTTTTGTGGCACACCTATCTTATCAATTATTGATTTGATAAATGCTGGAGACCTATATAGCGATTTTGCTATATCACTTACATTATCTCCTTCAAGATACATCTTTACTGTATCTTTTATCTCTGCTGGTGTTGCAGCCTTGCCTCTGTTCTGTGCTTTTCTTCTTGCACGGAATTCCATCATTTCTTCAAACTCTGCAATGATGTTGCCTAATCTTGTTGTGTTGTAAGCTATGTTAAGTATACTACATGCTTCTTTTTTAGTGATAGGCTTACTACCATCTGTAGGGTTTAAGTATTCAATTACCTTGCTTATATTTGCTTGTGAAAGATTTTCGTGTTTCTTCGTTCTCAATTTCTACCCCTAATAAAATTATTCCATAATGTAAAATTTTGAGTAAGTCATCAACATTCTTACCATCTTTCTTGCCATATCTCTGTGCATACTTGATGATGTTTCCTAAACAGAAACCTTCGCCATGTCCTGCATCGAATACGAACTCAGTAGATTGTATCTTATTCATACTGTAATGCTTACCATAGGTAGACATTATGTATTCTTCAAGCATTTCTAATACTTGATGTTCGTTAAATTTATCGCTGTTGTACTCACTCATTTTTTGTTTATCGTAAAAAAGCCAACCTGAACTAATCGTCCAGTAGCTTTGTCGTGTCCATATCCCGCACAGAATGGAGCGTGCCAATAGTGTGCAGGGTACAAAACACATCTGTTATAGATGTTCCCAACATAAGTGTGCATTAAGAACTCTCCGTCCTCTTTCCACATTTGTTTGAACATACCTTTGCCTTTACTTAGTTCGTCATTCTTATGTACTTTTCCTGTCTTTATAGACTGGAATAATCCTGTACCTTTTCTAACATCTGCGTTAGGGCTTAGATATATAACTGCTGCGTACGCTTGACCTCTCATGTCTTTGCTAGTATTCTCTAAGAATCCTGAACAGTCATGGTGTACCCAGTTCCAGTTTGCATCATCATGCTCTGACAATGTAAAAGCTGTATTACTATTTCTTCTAGGAAAATATTGCATTTTTGCGTTAAGCATATTCTCCCACCTATTCCTACAATAAATGAAGTTCTCATTACTGAAGGATGACTTAGTGCGACGCCCTGGAAACATAGTTCTTCGTTCCCTGCGCCCTGGTCTAAAAAACATAGACAAGGCTTCTTTTCTGACCTCGTCTGGGTAAGCGTAAAAATCGTCCTTTATTACTATCACTTGCTTAATTCATCAAGTACATCAAGTCCGCCCTCTATCTTTGCAAGGTATTCTTTCTTAGAGTCTAATTGACCCTGAAGCAAAGAAATTTCTTGCTCTGTGACTTCTCTTTGTTTGTTTAGATTTACACGAATCATATCTCTATGTTCCATAGTATTTATAGGTTCTTTTTTGACTCCCAATAATACATCAAGAGGTATGTCTTTTGCCATGTTTTCTTACTCCATTTCCTAGATGTACAATATTGCCATCTTTTTTGTGCATAACAATCGGTCTAAACCATCTGCTCTTTGCTAGATGTCTTTTGATTGCTTCTTGCTGTTGTTCTTCTGTTGTTCCGTCATTAAATGTAAAGGTATAGCCTTCGCTTTCTACTTTAATCATCTTGTTATCCGTTGGTCATACCATGCGAGACCTTCATCCCACCAATGGGGTTTGTCTCGGTGTGACCACTT